GACTATATTTTAATATAGAAGTTGAAAAAATCAAGTATATTCGTAAGTTTTTAGGCCAAAACTCTGAACAGGCTTTGAAGCCTTACAATTAAAGAAGCTATAAAACACGAGGTGCTTATCAGTGCTTATAAATCATATAAACACTCATTATTCTGAATAAACTTATACAAAGAGAGTCTACTAACTCTGTAATGTCTACCAACCTTAAAGCACTCTATAGCACCCTCTTTAATCTTTTTAGTGATAGTAGATAGAGGAATATTAAACATAGCTGCTATGTCTTTTGGACTAAAGGCTATCTGTTTATCCCATATCCCTGAATTACTTTTAAATAATATATCTAAGTCTTTTTCTATCAATTTAATATCAATCCTTTTAACAAATATTTTAGATAATAAAAAGGTAGTAAGAGGATAGCTAACTTTAGTCTACCTTTACTACCTTTATCACCTGAATCAACTTATACCAATATAATTGTCTTCAGCCTACATATTCCATCAGTGACCTGAAGTAACTTATAGTAGGAGAAGCAACCTAGGGTGAATATATACACTTATATATACTTTTGGTTACTTTCTTCTTCTTGTGGCTCAATTAGCCATTTTTGAGAAAAGTGCATATTTGTGGCTCAATTAAAATCACTCAAAACAACTGTATATTCCTAATGGACATCCCTAAGTACCTTAACATTCTTCAAGCAAGCATTACGAGGCTCATGTTTCTGAAGTATACCCACAGTTATCCAGTCCTCTATGTCACCCTCAAGTCCCTGCTTGGTACTTTGTTCACCATCAATGTCCATATTGTCCAACCAGTAAGCCACAGCCATAGTAACAGCGTCAAGTCTATCATCATGTGCAATAGCATTTTTATCACGACAAATGCGAGTCATCTGATAGATAAAGGAGTAAGCCTGATTGGTCTCAAATCTCCTATAGTCATTCTCAATGACACTCTTGTTGACAATCAGCTTGTGTCTCATAAGCACTGGCTCTAATGTGTCAATGATACGCAGCTCCTTTTGCTTTGTGTTCTTGACCTCCTGAATAGCTACAGGGTGTATCTTATTGAAGATAGGAGTCATAACCTTAGTAAACATTCCGTCACCAAAGTTAGCCTCAACCACTACTTCATTTACATTCCAAAACTTAGCTATCTGAGCCATCTTAGTTAATGTCAGGTCACTGTAGCCCTCCTCGAAACCTCCTACATCCATAAGGAACAAATAGCCATTGAGGCACTTGATGATAGCATAGGAGCTTTCGTCCTTACCTCTACCTGATGGGTCAATAGCCATCACTGTACCTGTATAGGGCATAGTGTCAGGAGACCTACTGAGGGGTGCATAGTACATATCACCTTTCATAGCAACACATGGAATATCCTGAAGTCGCTGCTGGACACCATTAGCCCAAGACCACTTCACTGAAGTCTCGTGCATATCTAGTTCCTCAATAATGAGGTCAGATACCTTGAGTGGATATTTCTCATAGTCAGATAGATTTGTATTCAGCATAAACTGAAGTGCAAAACCAGCCTTACCATAAGATAGCTTACGCTTCGCAATCTCTATGTTATCAAATCGCTCAGGGTCAGTAGGTTGTCCTGCATATTTGTCAGGGTCACTATCATACCTCTTAGCAATGAAAGGAGCTAAAGTGTCACCATAGGAAGCTCGCTCTGCCTGATTCTCAGGATAGAGCACAGTCCAAATCCTAGTGACATAACCTCGGTTCTGCAAGGTGTTGTAAAGAGACGCTTCATTCTGAGGTGTCCCTAGGTAGATAATCTGACCATTAGGTTTCAGGATAGCGTCATACTCCTTTACAGCTTCAGCCAGCTTTTCACGCTGTAGCTGCGTCCCTGAGTTCTTAGGTACTTCCACATCATCAGAGATAAGCAGGTCAGCACGAGTACCTGTAATCTGACCTGTGATACCTACGGACTTCACCGAGGGAGATATGTCAGCCTTAGCTCCACCCACAGAGAATAGATTCTGTGTGTCTAGCTGGTCTTTGGTAGCTTTCATATCCTCAAGGAAAGGCAGGGTATTTATGATACTCTTAATGAATCTAGCGTTAGCGTCTGCTCTATCAGAGGACGCAGAAATAATCAATACTTTCAAGTCCCTGTCAGACCATAGTCTCCAAACCGCATAGGCACAGGTTAGGAAACTCTTAGCCACCCCTCGGAATCCCTGAATGATAACTCGGTCTGATGGTGGGTTCTGTAGGAACTGAGCAATATCAACCTGTATAGGGGTAGGCTTAGGAAGACCGATGGACTTCCATACGATGTATACGAAAGCCCAAAAGTTCTCCTTAGCCTTAGCAATATCAGCATTAGACCAATTCAATGCCTAACCACCTCGTCCCCTATGAGGTCAGGAATGTTGTTCATATCCTGAAGAATCTGAGTGACACCCTCAGTTTCAGTAGTGGTTATGAAATTGTTGTCCTTTAGGAACTGGCGGACTTTACCAAGGAACGCAGGGTTCTTGCGTGTCTCAGGGTCATTAAGACCCTCAAGGAGTGCGTTAGCCTCCTGCTGACCCAGCATATCTATAATTTCCTGTGGTAGCTTTACATTAGCCATATTTATCTACCTCCAATCAAAAGAAATAGGCCACCATATGAGCCTCTAGGAGACCCACAGGTAGCCTTTATCTACATCTATATACAATTTTATCCTTAGGTGCTTAAAGTGCACCACAGAGCGTCTCAGAGCTTACCAGTCGATGTACATTTTGTTACCATCAAAGGTATGTCCATCAAACTGCAAGCTATCAGTGTGCTGCCACACATAGCCACCAAAGTCATCTTCATTACCCCATTCAGCGTTCCAAATGGGACAACCAAGGGACTGCCAATCAATGTAGTCCTGAATCCAACTGTAGGAAGCATAGACACCCCAATTGAGACCTAAAGTTTCACCAAATACACGACACATCTCAGTGATAACTTCTCTATCAAAAGCAAAGTAGTGTCTTGCCTTGTAACCGTCTGCGTCTTCCATATCATAGAAGACAGGCAACTCTAAGAGTACACCAGCGTCAGCAATTACCTTAGAGCAATGCTGGGCTTCCTCACGAGCCTCCTCAACAGTCAAAGCATAACTGTAGTGATAAGCACCAACTCTCATACCAGCCTTATGTGCACATTCAACATTATGCTGGAACATTTCGTCAACCCCATGTCGACCATAGGAACAACGCACATAAGCAAACTTGTAGCCAGCCTCAGCCAGCTTGTCCCAAGTGTCCTGAGAAATGTAACCATTATTCTCAGATACATCAATACCATTAGTCATGCGTCTCGTCCTCCTTTCTCACCCATTCAAAGGTAATCTTTTCTTTCTTCACTACTTCATAGACCTCTGAACAGTCAAATTCATTTTCCTGCATTTCAGTCAAACCTCTAAACCAGCTTACAGCAAAGCATCTGCCCTCAACCTCGAAAATAGTTTCCATGTCCTGAACCCATCTGAGGCACTCCCCCTCAATAACATCTATACAGTTACCAAATTCTTCATGAGCCATTTCCCTGATTTCATCATAGGTAAACTCAGGCTTACCGCTATCGTATCTCTCCAAAAATTCCTTATTAGTCATTCTTATCCTCTCCCCTCTTAATCTTCTTTTCCTCTGCAATCTGAGCCAAGCGAACCCTTAGCACATTAGGTATCATCGAACCATACCCCATGCGGTCAAGGTTCTCCATCAGGCTCATAGCCTCAATAACCGAAAATGCTGAAATAGCCATACCTCTGAGCATATCAGTACCCAAAGACACATAAAGCATATAAGCCATCGTCACGCACATAAGCACCACCATTTTCTTGAAGATACCATTAGTGCCTTTGCGAGAACTCAGCTCCTTACTCCTCCAACCAGCAGTAATGCCAGTAGCAAAATCAAGACACATCAGTACAGCCAGTGCTTTCATGGGTGCGTCAATGCCACCTACGCAAAAGCTCAGAAGTGCCCAAAGGGAACTTGCGGTAGCTCCTACCAACATTTCTGTCTGTGTCCATAAATGATTAAAAATATTATCAACCCTCTTTCTCATTTTCTACACACCTCATTTCAGTGCTTCACGAACTTCTTCCTCAGTAAAATGCAAGCGGAAGAAGTCACTGGACATATCATCTCTCAGCTCATACTGAACAGTTGTCTCAGTATCATCATTCTTGTAGGTCTCTACATAATGAGAAGAATCTGTGCGACCCTTAGTACCCTCTTTGAGTATCTTAGCAGCAAACCAATTCTTACGATTAGACAACAGAGCTTCCCACTTTGGTTTCCACTGGGATTCCTCAAAGTGCTCCTTAATGTAGTAGTAATCTTCTTTGCTATTTAATTTCTTTGGAAAACCTTTCATATTATAATCTCCTATTCTTTCCTCTAATTCTTCTAACTGTAAGTGTAATCTAAAATGATATGTCTTAGCCCACTTCAGCCAACCTCTTGTACTCGCAACAACACTACGAGCACTATTCTTTGAAATCTTATGGTGCTTCATAAGATAAGGAAGTGACTTCAGTCTTTTCTTGATTCTTTTTGAGGTGCTTTTACGCACAAGAATTTTGCCATTAGGAAAATGACGATACCCTAAGAAATCTACACCTTGAGAAGTAGGGAATAATTCACACTTACTTAATCTCAAGGATAGCAGAGTATCTGTCTGTTCCTTAATGACAACTCTGAGTTTTCTAAGAAATTCTTTGTCATTCGAGAATAAGATAAAATCATCACAATACCTTATATAGTCCTTAACCTTGTATTTATGCTTGAATAAACTATCCAATTCATTCATATAGATATTACCAAACCATTGGCTCAAATAGTTACCTATAGGAACATTAGTATCTCCATCAATACTATTAATAATGTTATCCAGCAACCATAAGGTGTCTTTGCATTTAACCTTTTTCCTAATAATATTGCTAAGTATCTTATGGTTTACTGAGGGATAGAACTTTGATATGTCGCACTTCAAGCAATATTTGTTTCTCCTTACAAATTCCATACATCTAAGGCTACCTTTATGTTGACCTTTGTCCTTACGACAAGCATAACTATCATAAATCAAAAGGTTATCCCAAATAGGTTCTAGCACATTCATAATTGCGTGTTGCACAATCCTATCAGGATAAAATGGAAGTATGTAGATGTCTCGTTGTTTAGGCTCAAAGATTCTTTTGGTTCTATAAGATGATGTTGTGAATGTCTTGTTCTTGAGAGCAATATGTAGTTGCTCTAAGAGAATCACTTTATCCCTAAGTGCCTTTTGTACCTTTGATTGCCACTTCTTACCTCTAGCAGCTTTCTCAAAGGCTACCTCAAGATTTTCAGGGGATATAATCTTATCCCATAAATTACCATGTCTTTTCATAAAATAATCAAGAGGAGCTTTCAGTTACCTTACTAACTCCTCTATCTCCCTCCTGTGTATTTTGCCTATAATGGCAAGGCTTACAACCTCAGCCGATAGGGTTACAGCCCTTGAAACCTAATATCGTATCAGAAACCGCACGGCAGCCGTAATTCCAATTCAAATTCAACGCAGAGTTAGTCACATTACAACACTGAGAACTGCAATGAGCACCCTCAGACGCATTACCGCCAAGCAGAAAAACTTAATAGATTATAAGCCTATTTATATTAATAATTAATCAACTTAAAATGAAATACCTCTACTTGGTAACAGAGGCTCAGAAACCGCACGGCAGCCGAAATACCAATACAAAGCCAACGCAGAGGCAGTCACATGACAACACCGAGAACCGCAATGAGCACCCTCAGACGCACCACCGCCAAGCAGAGGTCTATATACAGCTCCATAAATCTGACCACCCACCTGAGCGTCATTGACATCAGAACCAGCTCCCCAAGAACTACTGGTGGATGCTGAACCTATATCAGCTCCCCACTGATACAAATTACCACAGCAATCTTCAGCACCAATATGAGAAATCATTCTGCGACCTGCTGTATCCTTAAAGCCACCTGTGGTATTCACATCAGCACTACCAGCAACATTAGTACCCTGATTAGACCCCAAAGACAAGTGAACAAACTCCTGCCATGTTGGGAGTCTCATATGCTGATTGGCTAACCACTGTTCCCATTTAAGACAATGGAACTTCTCAGCACTTGTTCCATCACCAGCCAATGCACCAAACTTAGAGTACAGCATAAGGTCTCCATCTTTTGCAGTACCAGTCCAAGACATCAAGTAGACACTTGTCCAAATATCTGTACCCTCGTCATAAACCATACCTCCAATATCTGTTTTAGGCTTATGTCTCAAATCCCATACAGACGCAGGGATAATATCACCTTTAACATACTCAGAGAGCCTATGGTTAGCAATAGTACCCACATCAGCACAGAGGCAATGAAACCCTCCAACTTTCCGTGTGTTCTCCGCAGTGTAGCCATGAGGCACTGTAGAGTTTACTGAAAGCACATATTCAGGTACTACAGTATCATTAGAATACAAGGCATAAATGAAGAAATCTCTACCAGCACGATTACCTGCATTAGAATAATTCAAGCAGCACTCCCACTTAGCGTCACCATCAATCACAGTAGAACCTACTTCCTCAGGGAATGTAGGAGTCAGCTTAGAGGTAACACCAGCAGTAATACACTTGTATATGTAGGTATCTGTGGTCTCCTGAGGATACACAAAGTCACCCACAGCATACTCAGTAGAAGACTTCCACTGAGTAGCCTTAGTGTCCCACACCATAGTATCAGTAACATTAAGCTCCTTAGAGACTTCAGTCTTGTGCCCTTTGTTATTGATGTTTATCCAAAGGACATCAGGTGTCTTAATTACCAAATGACCCGAGGTACTAAAAGGAGTATTACGAGCATAGTAGTTAGGGGAAGAAGCAACAGCAATCATACCCTCTACTCTCGCCAGCTCCTCCTTAGTAGCCTTAGTATCAATATAATCCTTAGCACCACCAAGCACCTCGTCTGCCACGAGTGACTTAGCGTGCACACTTTTCCATCTCCAATCCACCATACCTAAAGATGAATCTTCATTCTTGTATGGAATAATATCTCTTAAACTCATTTATTATCAAACCTCCTCTTTAGGGTAAATCTCACCTGTGGTCTTTACTCCGAACACCAAAGAAGCCAATGGATTCTCAAGTACCTGAAGTTCACCTGTAGACAATTTAGTAAACACAGTACCTCTATCCAGCTTCAAGCTATCCTGAATTATTTGTCGTACTTCATCTATAGCAATAGAAACCACAGCCTGTTTTGTTTCATCTACAGCACTAGCTACCGAGGCTTTAACAGCCTTATCAACTACAGACTCCTCAACAGTCTTAGTTGCTGTATCTACATAACGCTTATTAGTAGCGTCTCCCTCCTCCTTAGGGTCAGCAAGGTTGACAATACGATGGTAATAAGCGTCAAGCACCTCAGACATTTCATCAACCTTTGTAAGACTCAGAGCATTGATTTTCATGTAGTCCTGAGACTCCTCAATGATATGAAGTATCTGAAGTTGCAAGACATTCAAATGATTTGCTCTCAGAATAGAAGCGTCCACAAAATCAACAACACTGTCTGTAGGTGTCTCTCTATATATGTGCAATTGTGCTCCCTCAGCTAATGGTTCTTTAAGATACAGAGTGTCACCCTCAATGCTATAATCTTCAATATAAGTCAAGGGCATTGAACCTACAGTGTCTATGGTTTCTGCCTTGACAAAAGTCTTCTTTAAATAGTCAAAGGGAATGACAAAAGATGTCACTCCCTCCTTATAATAAACATTTGCTTTATATGTAATTGCCATTCAATCTCTCCTATTTACTTTTTGCAATGCTGTTCAAAAAAGCTGTAATGTAAGGGTTATTAGGGAAAGGTAGGAGTGTTGCAAAAGCTGCAAGGTCTCTTGAAGTTATCCCATTGTCATCTGCATGATTCTTTTTGAGCTGATTATATAGCCTAAACCAACCTGACATATATGACATAGATGGAATCTGTTCTATAATATTACCAGCCAAATCACCCACACTTCTAGGTACACCCTTACCAGAGGTCTGACCTGCGGAAGTTCTTATGGTAGACCAACCAGCCAAAGGTTCTGCAAAGTCATTAAGGAAACCTAAAGGTGTACCCATGATAGTAGAGCGAGCCACACCAGCATAGAGAATCTTCTCAGGGTTGAAGTAACGCTCTTGTACTTTCTTGATGTCTTCAGGTTTGCTAAAGGCATTAGCAGCACTAACAGCCAGTGCACCTCTAGCACACCAAACGAGACTATTAGCCATAATAGAACCTATAGTAGCCAAAGCGTCATCAACATCACGCTCAGTCAACGCTCTCATTGTCTGAGCATTTAAAGCCCGCAAAGAGAAGTCTTTAAACTGAAAAGCAAGCTGTGTCAACTGACTTTGAGACTTCAGGAGATTCTTATTACCCTGACGAGTAGAGACCACCAAGCCTCTCTCTGCCTGATTAGACACAAGATTGTACCACTGGTTGAATGTTGTAGGGTCTTCAGCAAACCATGTCTTATGGTCTATCTGAGTGATTTCACCCTTATCATTCACCTTTGTGTACTTCCTTATGGAGTCCTTAATTTTCTCTGCCTGACCTGCTGAAATATGACCAGCCTTGAGTTTACTAGCAGAAAATGGATTCCTCAGTTTGCTAAAGTTCTTACCATGTGCCCACATCACTGTATCCATTATGGTCTGTGCCTTGATACCTCTAGTCATCCAATCAGTTAATCTAGGTAACATATTGACAGTTGATGTCACCTTACCTAATGCAAGTGAAGCGTCAGCAGCCCACATCAAACCTTTACCTACCATATCATTCTTCTTGGTTAAAGCCCTCCGCACTTCATAATCACAGACATTCATAGACCAAATCTGTTTCTCAGCTTCTGCACAGAATACCTGATTTGTACATTCACGAGCAGTCTCAGCACTGACCTTACCCCAACGATAATTATCTATGGTCTTACCAAGCCAAGGGATAACATGAAACATTTGAGCCAATCCACCATAGGCAACTGTAGAACCAATCTCAGCAAGCTGGTTGACACCCATGAGGCCACCCTTAGCTGCATATGTAAGATTCCGTAAAATCTTCAAGCCAGCCATAGGTTTACTCAAGGCTTCTTCATCAGCCGCAGGTAGACCACGAAACTCATTGATAGCATTTTTGATGTTCTTTAATTGATAGTCATATTCACTCTTAGAGATAGCACTAGTATTTAAAGATAGTGTCAGCTCTTTTTCAATCTTAGCCATTTTAGCTTCTAAGTCCTTTGGACTCTTAACAATCTGCATAAGTGCCTGTTCACCTGAAGACCTCTGAATGTAAGACATCAAGATATTATCTACATCGTAACTACGCAAGTTATTGTCAAAGGAAAATTCAAATGAAGTACCATCTTTACGCACCATAGTTTTCACAAAGCTGGTGTCAATTGGAACACGCTGCTTTAGGAATCTCAAGTCACCTAATTCACCTAAGGCCATCTCACCACTACTACCTATATTGTCACTAAGCATACGCTTGACCATATAAGGAATAGCCTTATTGTAATATGCTTGCACATCACTATTAGATACCTCAGTTTCCTTTAGTTCCTTGAGTTTCTTAGGAGTCTCCTCAGGTTGCTCCTTGTTCCACTTTTCTATCTTGGCATTTTCAGCCATGAGCTTCTTGTTCTCAGCAACCCTATCACGCTGTATTTTACTACGAGCCACCTCGAATTTATCATTGGTGATAGCGTCATGGAAATACTGAGTTAGAGCTTCCCTAGCTTCCTTAGCTGTATTGAAGTGACCTATGAAGTCCTGAATCCTCTGCATATTAGACCTACGAGTAAACTCACCATCAAGAGCCTGCCAATCATCAGACATCAAAGAGTTTTTTGAAGACTTCATAAGCTGCTCTGCATTTGTATAGAACTCGTGCAATTTGTCCACAGCTTCCTCAATCTCCTTAGGTACTTCCTTGAGTGGCTCAGTAGTGTTCCCACCATACTTAGTATTATACCTACGAATAGCTAAATCATTGAAGTAAGTGTTAGCTCGCTCACCCCAAATTCTCCATCGTTTGTCAGCACCATTCTTCAGTAGGTAGTTCGTACGCAGATTAACATAATCAAATAATGGCATAGACATTTGTTGCACCATACGCTGCTTGTATGTCTCTGCTGATATACCTAACTCACCATAATCTGTAAGACCTCTATTTCTAGGGTCATTGAACATTTTACCAAAGAACTTACGAACAGTAGGTGATGTAGAGTTCACTGCCAAACCATAGATACCCATATCAATTTTCTTAGTTACATTACGCAACATAGATGGCATATCCTTTTGGGACATCTTCAATACCTCCTCAGGACTCATGGTGTCCTCAAGGAGATTTATAGGATTCATAGGGTTATCCCTAGAGAATTTAATACCCATGAAAGCTGTAGAGCCATCACTATTAATATGGATTTCACCAGCACCTAAATGTGGTGTCAAGGCATTTTTACGCAAAGCCTCAAGTACCTCAGAGTTGTTGAGAGACACCTTAAAGCCCATACCCTTGAAGCCTTTGTTAATCATCTTAGACATCTTCTTTAAGACATCTGCTGGTAACATTTCATGTTCCAAAGCATAAGCTAAAGTTTCCTCAGGGTCATAGGCATTGGAAGCCTGACGAGCCTTATACAAAGCATGACCTCTATCATTAGACTTTGTATCAATATAAGATAGTAGCTTTTTGTAGTCTTCCTCCTTTAGAGTTTTACTAAGACCACTATGAATCAACGACTCATGAGCTAATACCTTGTTGATTTTCTTTGGGTCTACCTTATCCGTCAAAAGGATTGTGTAGTCCTCATTAGGTACATAAAATGCCTTAGCTTCCTTAGGTATCTCAATGCCACTAAGTTCCTTAACAAGTTTAGCTGCGTCCTCAGACTTCATGGCTACTACCTTACCTGCCTTTTCAAGCTGGTTATAAAACTTAGAGTTCACCACTTTTCCATAGCTGGTATCATGCAACCCTTTTTCTCTGATGATTGATATGGTCTCAGAACGAGGGTCATAGTCAGATATGGTGTTCAGTGTCTTAGTGACACTATTCTCTGCGTCCTTAGCTGCAAGCATATTCGGTGTCCCTCGGTGCTTAAAGTAACTCATGAGACCACTAGCAACAAAAGCACCTCCAACAGCAAAAGCATACTCAGAGTTGGAAAAGCGTTGACCACCAGCAACCTCTCGTGCTTTCATGTCACCCACAGTAAGAGCAGCGTTCTGTACACCAGTCTTCATAAAGTATTGACGAGCCTTAGAGTTAGCCATAGCAGTAGCTACTTGACGAACCTTGCCAGCATTAACCGCCACATCACCAAGCCTTGCAGCAATCTGAGCACCCTTTAACTCACCACCTACAGGGACTAAAAGAAGTGGGTCAATTAATGTACCCACTCCACCTGCAACATATGATAAGGCTTTCTCAACTGCATTAGCTCTGTTCTCTCGCCAGTTCTCAAAGTCCCTGCGTTCCTGAAGTTCCTCCTGTTTCTCTGTGACAATATGTCGCAACTCCTCAGAATTAGAGGCATGAAGAAGACACCACTTCTGCAACTCCTTATCCTCAGGTAAAGCTGTTTGAGCAAAGTCTACATCTTCCTGAGTTAAAGCCTCCTTATTACCAAAGAGACCTGTACCATATGAGTGTCTATTCCACAAACTATGAACAACTTCAGCAAAACCAGTGTGCTTAATGCTATCCATAAAGTTACCTGCAATTTGCTTAACAGACCCCCATAGACTATCATCATAAGATTCCTGAGGTACATCAGGTGTCTCAGGCTGCTGAAAGGCAGTACCATAGTTGACATTGTTCTGACCTAAGAGATTCCCAAAGTAACCTAAAGGATTGCTTGGCATTTCGCTATTACCATTCATGAAAGACATCATACCATTGTAGTAATTATCTACAGTGTCAGTATAATATCCGTTATCATGTAATGTCTGAGCATATTCTCTAGGGTCAGTAATACCTGCCACATTGAAGCGTGGTAACAACCAAGAGAAGTAATCAACCCATTCTTCATCAGTATCAAAATGAGCATATGCTGTATTACCTGCAAACTTCATACCATCAACAGCAGTAACACCTGCATAATTATGGTCATCTCTAGCCAAATCAGAAGTACCATTGGCTGACTCATGTTGCATTTGAGCTAAAACCAATGGATAAGAGACACCACTTCGCTCGCTGATTTGTCGAGCCATTTCAGTTAATTCCACTAAATTTCCTCCTTATCTTAATATGGTAGTGCAAACACTGGGTCACTAAAAGCGTCAGGGCTTAACTGTTCCTGACCATAACCACGCTCTCTGTTAATATCATCAGCAGAGTAGCTTGAAGTTTCTGTAGGCTGGGACTGAGACCACCCCAAGGCTTTTTGGTAAGCCTCAAGACTGGCTTTACGAACCTTGGCTAATGACCATGTTACCTTATTGTCATTATAAGGATTCACAGCCACAAAGGTCTGAGTAGTTGAGTTGTAAGATAATTGTACTTCAGAGGCTTGTGATTCACTACATTCATAAATAAGTGCGTCCAATCCATGACATAACCACCCTTGGTCATCATTAGTACCCATATTGTAAAAGGTACTCCGAGGAAACGCCCCCCAATGATAAGTAACATAATTTGCCTTGACATCATTAATAGCTTGTATCGTTGCATTTTGTGATGTCATACCACTAAGAGCATATGCAGTAGCAGCTTGTTCTACATCTGCACGAACTTCGCCATTAATATTCATATCCAAGTAAATTGTGTCTGTATCAGAATCCTCAGGTACATTGAAAGAATTAAGATGTCTAGCACCCTCGATGGTCAACCCTGCCATACATTCCGCAACTTCCTGCTTACGCTCTTTCCTAATATCATCAGGCATAGCAGCCACCTCAGAATACAATCTGAGACCACCTGCTTCACCTCTAAGACGCATAAAGGAAGCCAAGATTCTACCCTCACGAGCTACCTCACTACCAAAGCACAACTGAGTATCATTAGGATTGTTAGCAACAAATAAAGCAAGATTGCGTAACCCCATGTCACCATCAGCAGTCGTTCCGCCATCATCAGTAGGCTTAATGCCAGCCAAAGAAGACTGAAGACCAGCAGTGATACTCTGCCTCAAATTACGCATTTGGGGTAGTTGCATTATCTTAAAGAACTTAGAAGCGTCACCTGACTTACAAGCCTCATGCATATAAGCAGAGCTGATACCCATAAGTGTCTGTTCATCAAGTTTCCAAGAGGTGATAGGCATACCATTGACCACAGTATTACCTTTTAGCCACTCGTCCAAGACATTAGCTACCTCAATAGGGTCATCAGTCTTGAAGCGATTGTTATGAGATGTTTTCAGTGCTCTAGCTCTCTTAGCTTCCTCACGCTCCACCCCTGAGACAACCTGTGGTAACAAAGGAGCTAACTCAGCATAAGATACAGGGTCAGTGTATCTCATTTCCTCAACATCAGCCATAGACTGCTGAATACCAGCTCTACCCATATCAGTGTACTTCTTGACAAAATCATACTTACGCTGATTCATAAACTGGTTATGATAGTCATTAGCTATTTGCTTGTACTGAGCTATGTTGACAACATCAGATAACTTCATTTGAGTACCATCAACATTTGTCTGAATATCAATATTCTGACACATCTGCTCCAAGCGTTCACCATCAATACGACCATTAGCAACCAACTGTTTCAAGAAGCCCTCCCAAAGTGACTGTCTAGCGTCAGGAGGTAAGCCCATGAGTTTAGCCTCATTAGCAATATCCTGTACGGATTTTGTCATGAGACCATTCTCTTTCAGTAATTCACCTGAGTTATCCACGATGACACCTAAGCGAGCATTGAGCGTAGCATTAGTCACCTGCAATTCCTCTGCGTGTTTCTTGCTATACCAATCCTGACTCAGTTTATTAGCATTGATAAGATTACTTTCATTGTAACCCATCTCAAATGCTAAGGAGTTTTGAGGTGCACCTGAGGAGTCATAAAGTTTCTTCTTGTAATCTGAAGAAAACTGAGAATACCTAGAGTGCTCCTCATTAGCAGATTTAGCAGGTGACATAGCATACTTATCATCATACTGCTGCTTCATCTGTGCAGAAAGATAACCACCACGCAATCTCTCTGCATGAGCCTGAAAGTATGGATTGTCCATAGAATCTGCATAACCATAGGACTGAGCAGCGTCAATAAGATTCAGCTTAACCACATCTTCAGGTGTCTCACTATTAATCATGCGAGTAGCTTCAATGAGACCTTTCTGTTCCTTATATTTCTCTGTGTTCAACCTATAGTCATTCAAGGCTACTGAAAGTTTCTGTAAGTTCTGACCTAATTCAATGTTTGCAGTCTTGGTAGTAGCCCTTACAGTAGTAGCCTGTAAATCCTGATACCTACCTTGATAAGTAGAATCAGGTCTTGGGATAAACTGTCTAGCAGTTCCCAACTGGTTTGCAACATCTGTTGGCAATCATATCACCTCCTAAAAGAATCGTTTAGTTTTCAAATTTCTATTGTAGTCAAACATAGAGTAGCCGTTGTAACTCCCTAAGTTTGGCTTATGATAAAAGTCAAATACAACAGACTTGGCTGGTTGTACACCTGCCTTAGTACGCATAAGGTCAAGTTCATTATCCATCTGCTTACCCTGCATGAAAGCCATACCAAGGTTCATAAAGAGACCTAAAGTTGAGGGCTTCTCAGGATTCTGAATAGTGTTAATCTGCTGAATAGTGTTCAGCTTAGTGCGTTCCTTATTCAAATCTATCTCATTAGACTTCAGAGCATAGTTAGCCTTAATAGCCCCTAAGGCTCTTGAGGTGTCATTAGCTGCGGAACGCTTAATAAGTCCAGCAGTACGACCAGCCATAGATTCATTAACTGCTGCATTAGTCTGAGCTTCCAAGCGTGAACCTTGCAGCTTAGTGTTCATAAGGTCATCAATAGTTGCCTCATAAGCATCTCTACGCTCCATTTCCTGATTCATCAGCGAGTAATTCATAGACTTAACATAATTATGATATGTCTCTCTATTTGCTGACATCTGAGCATTATAGTTATCCCACTGTCCCTGATAGTTAAGCAGAGCACCAGTGACCGCTAGAGCAGTACCCATAGCTTACACCTCCTTTGATTTTTGTACGAATGTAGCTTCCCAAAGATACCCAATAATGGATAAAGGCAATGGGAGGTCAGACTCAATACTAATAGCACATGAGGTATTTAACATCTGCAAAGGCACTTTAAATGTACCTGTAGCTGATGGGACAACTCCTATGCGTGTCTCAGATGTACCAAGCTGCCTTGTAGTCATCTGATAGAAATACTCCTTACCCCGATGATTCTTAACACGAACATTGAAACCACCTGTATTATCATAGTTGATATGCAGATACCTCAACTGCAATCTACCATTTAGGATAGCCTTGGTTGTCCCTGATGTATATGTACTGTGTACATAAAATGTACTTAGAGCTGCCTTGAAGTTATATATGAAGCCTATATACACAGGCCTATTTGTCCAGTCTCCACTAAGAATAGCCTTACCATTAGAGACATCAATTATCTGATAGACACCTTGGTTGTCAACTACACCCATAGTGCCATCAGGTATTTTAGAGTTCCCATACTCCTTTAAGACATCAATTGTTGTATCTTCATTTGCTTCATTATATGCAGCGTTCTTCAGTAACTTTTTACTATCTAAGTACACACGATAAGGTTCATCTTCATAATCTATGGTGTCATATGTAAACTGCATTTTCTCTAAGGTATGCAGACCAAAATAATCAATAATAATGTAGCAGGTAGACGCAATAAAGAATACTCCCAACACTTCACCCTTGAATGTCCACTTAGACCAAGAAGCCTGAACCCTTTGTTCATTCAAGAAAAGATACTTGTAGACAAACAAAGACGATGGTTCTCCCTCAGTCTGTACGAGCAATATGTTCTCATTTGTATTTGAAGTTATCTTATGGACACCATTAGGAATATAGTTTGGACAATGTGAAGATATGTCTTGAGCATTTTTAATGTCAGATACATTCTCCACAGAGTAATACTCTTTAATATTAGTGTACTCTGCTCTCTCAGTAGCAAAATAAAGATTCTTACCACTGGCTACAGGTCTACAATTAGGTGTAGAATCAAATCCTGTTACCTCCACCAATGCACAATTTTTAGGAGACAATGTAGTATCAGACCTCAAGACGAACTGAGAGTGGTTTGAGAAACAATAGAGTTCCTCATTGAATGGAATTGCATACATCAGATTATTTATCTGAGTCGTTGTAACAGCCACATCAATTGTGTCAGTATCAATCACATCTGTAGCAGAAACCATCCAAAAGTTATAATAACTTGAGGATTCTGATAGAATGATATTCTCACCAGCAAGTAACCCTAAGCGGTTCTTATGGAAGAATATATCATTGAGAGGTAAACCAATAAATGATGGTTCAGGGTTGGAGTCATCATCACCAGCCTCCCTATCATCCCATGTAGCCTTTTGGAATTTAAAAGTTCCATCAGACTGCCTAATGAGAACATGAGGCATTGTAGCAGCGTCAATGGTTGTTGTCATATTTGGTGAAACACATTCTTCCCATACTTTGTCATCTGCATTGTACCTAATGAAATACTCACCAGTTGAACTATCAGGGTCACTCTTAACCTTGACCACATAGCCATCAGGTGCAGTAGATGGCAACAATGAGAATTTCTGTATGGTAGATGTCAAAGACACCATAGCCTGATTATTATAACCATCTCGTGACTCAATCTTCTTGACACCCTTAATGTGTACCCATGTGTCACCTAAGGTACATGAGTAACCTTTAGCAACTGCCTGATTATACAAGTTAGCTGCTATGTTATGAGTGTCAATTGAGGAAACATGAGAGGGTTCAGAGCCATTAGGAGTAGCATAGGAAGCTATCTCTTTCCCATCAGCAATCAAAGAATATGTCCTACCATACTGACCACTTTTGACATGAGCAAGAGCACCCTGAGTATTAAAGGAATCAGGACTCTTATCACCAGTCATTTTGACAACCACATTCTTATTAAGAATAAAAGTGTAGTCAGCAATCGTAAGCACCTTTAGGTCAGCTCTAGGATTCTTAGACTTCAAATAGTCAGCGTCTTCAGCAATTTCAATCTTCATAGGGTTGCCCTCTAAATCAAAAATGTGTAGTGAATTGTCATAGAAATACATAATGTATCTCTCTGTACTATCACGCTCCACAAAGTGAATCAGAGGCTTAGTAGCACCTGAGACACCCTCAAGCACCTTAATAAACTGAGTAGGTGGACGCTTTTGCAGACCTGAAGCCTCAGTTGAAAAACCATTAATCTGTTCTTCAAGTTGCTCAGGTAGCCTAAGTACAGGAGGCTGCTGACTAATACCTGACACAATGTTTTTGACGGATTGTGAAATAAGCATATTATATCCTCTCCAATACTTCAGCAATGTTAGTAAGCTGCAACATATTGTAGTTACCCATATTCATGTCATAAGCTACAATCTGCTGATGTGCCATCTGAACATCATACTGTAATGTCTCAACAGTGGTTTGGTCTCCAAAGTACCTCTGAGCAAACTGAAAGGCTGCAAGAGCAGCAATGTATCGCTTAAAGCAATCAGGGAGGTCTTCAAAGTCCACAGCAATAATAGCAGTTAAGACAATCTTATTCTTAAAATAAAAAGTGTTCTCCGTAAGGTTGAATAGAGAATCACCTCGTTTTACATAGACCTTACCATCACCTGATTTATGAGAAATAATAGTGTTAATCCACTTTATCTTATTGTCTCTGTTTGGCTGTAAGGTATATGAGACTGTGTTAAAGTCCCAACCTTGTCTCTGTATGTTTCTGCTGGTATCCTCAAGAATCCTTTTAGCATTTGCTACATCAACATCGGTTTCGTCAAGGTCACTCACAGGGTCAGAGCCAATAGAAGACAACATCAGATTAATAGCGTCTACTTCAGTCAAAGCTATCAACATAAATAATTCTCTCCTTATAAGAAAAAGGGGTAAAGGATTCCTCCCTTACCCCACCAGTACACTAAAATCAGCCAGCGTTCTCTACAATACCCATGAAAGAGGACTCAGGACGCAAGCCACCCATACCAACAGCCATCTTAGCAACCATCTGGTCAGCCTGATACTCAAGGCGGCGGCCAGACTCCATAGAAAGGTTCTTCAGACGCAGCACACCAGCAGAGGTCTTGTGGCAGATAATAATAGGGTGCTTATCAACATATTCAGCAGGGAATACATGACCATCACCCTGAATAACATTAGCGTTGTCATCACCACCACGGGTCAAATGAGGACACTCAATGATGTCAAAGCCAGCCAAGCGAATAACATTACCCTCAAGGATAGTACCACTTGCACCATAGTCACGATTCAGGAAGTCAATAGCAGAAGCCAGTGCAGAATGATACTCAGGGTCAAGATATGCATAACGCTCAGAAGCAGGGACATAGTTCTTAGACATCTCAGCCTTAGCCTGAAGCAAAATCTGATAAATAGCCAAACCAGTCTGCTTGTTGATACCAGCTACACCGCTGTCCAGCTTAACCGTGAGAATACCACCCTTGCCATTGCCAACAACATTCTCAGTAGTGTTCAGAGCTTCCTTAGCAATCTCAGCCAATACGGAAGCGTCATGGGAAATAGCCAAAGCATTACCCAACTCAGCAGCATAAGGGGAACGGAAGTCATAATGAGCAATGAAAGTGTCAAGGTCGAAAATCAGAGTATCAGCAGTTAGCATACCATCAATCTTAATGACACGCTCATTCTGCTGAATGTTCTCACGCAGGTCATCAAGGTTCTGACCAGCCTTGAGATAATGTGCCTTAGTACGACCGAACACAGGGAACTGTGCGGACTTACCGCTAGCAATGGTACGCTCCATTACTCGACCAGTAGTTACAGAGGTACGCTGAAATGCAGTCAACGTTTCACCACTGAATACCTTGAGTGCCAGTGCCAGCTTGTCAGCGTCAGTAGTAGCCTGACCATTAATAGACATAGGATTTGCAATAGTTACATTAGCCATAATTTAATTTCTCCTTTTCATAAGGTCTTTATAGACCATAAACATAAATTTGATAATAATAATAATCTTAGAAAATATTAGCGTTCTTGATTTTCATCATAACGCTGCGGGTAAACTTAGGGTCAACCTGATAGCGAGGGTCAGACATATCCTTAGTCATCTGCTCCATAGAGGTGTAACCCTCCGCAGTAGAGGTAGCTGCTCCACCCATCAGGGTAGGATTGGAAGTACCATAAGCAGTCTTCATCTGAGCCTTAATGCCATTCAAGGCCAACTCAATCTGATTCAAGTTACCCTGAGTGATTGTAGCATTATAAGCATTTACAATGCTTTCAGGCTGGGTCTTGATGAAACCTAAAATCTTCTCATAGTTTTCCTTGCCACCCGCCATGCTATAAATACGATTGACAAACTTCTCAGTAGTGGCCTGAAGACCATCAAGATAAGCGTCAACCATTGCCTTAGGATAACCAGCCTTTTCTAACTTATCAATGCTTTCCTTAGACAATTCACCATTCTTCTGATATTCCTCACCGAGAGCGTCAAAGTCAATGTTATGCTTTGCTAAATCATTCTTGATTTCATTGTCACGCTCTACTTGAGTATCAAAAGAAGTCTGTTCATCTTCCTCAGGCTTGTCCTCAGGAGTCTTATCTTCCTCAGGCTTGTCCTCAGGAGTCTCAGTGTCCTTTGGGTCTTCCTGTGCAGCCATAGGGTCAATTGGAGTTACCTCCGCAGTCAATGTAGAACCATTGTCCTTGACCTCAATGTTAGGCTGTACCTCAACATTTTCATTTTCATTTGTTACATTTTCGTTTTCCATAATTACTTAATCAACCTCCCATCATACCATTGGCAACCTGTGGTGCTACCTGTTGCTCCATCTGTGCCTGTTGTGCTGCCATTATCTCCTGCTGATACTCCTCCTCAGATTTAACAACTGAAGAAGAATCAATGCCAAGAGCTGTAGCAATCTGTGATAATATAGCTCCCTGCTTAACACGAGTCTGAAAGGCTTCAGGGAATACCTGAGCATACCTAATGAATGTGTCGAGCTTTGTAAGGTCATGTCCTCGACCTAGAGCCTCAATACCTGTTGTTATCATTGGTTCAACACCCTGTGAACCCTGTGGCAAATCAGGAATATAACCCTCTCTTGTCATCTGAAGCATAAAACGCTTAACAAGTGGAAGCTGTAATTCCTGAGACAAAATAGAATAAATAGAGCCTACTGTGTCCTCAAGTTCATTAGCCACATATCGAATTTCCTCTGCTGTAACTCTTTCAGCATTTCGCTGTACAGCAGAATTGAGTAAGAACGCATAAGACAATCTACCCTCAATGCTTTGAATAGCACTCTGAGTTATCTGTAAGTCTAATGTCTTGTTTACCTGAAGTACCTGAATGTCATCAATTTTACCCCTGATAAAATCACCTGACTTAGCCTTAGACAAATCTGAGATTCTAGTGACTGCATTAGGATTCACAAGATAAAGGATATTAGAAGCTACAGCAGATACCTCAGCCACACTCTTAGAGAGTGCTTCAAGTACCTTTAGGTCTCCTAAGTATTCATCTACAAAGGAACGACCATATGATTCTCCGTCCATCTTCTTGAGTCTCAAGGCAATCCAAGGGCAAGCGTCTTTGGGGTATGTCTGTTCAGAACCAGCGATTATCTCACCCTCAATCTCCTGATAAGACAAATAAGTATCACCCTCAAGATATGTGTGGGTATAGATGTCTACTGCTTCGTCCTCTTTACCCTCCGTATTCATCTTGCTCTGAAGTTCTAAAGGAAGCGAGCCATATGTTAATGTCTCTTTAGCCACAATTTCTTTAACTGTACCTATACCATCACGAGACACTACATAGCTATTTAGCCTATAGATTCTCATACCACCCTCAGCAGGAGGCAAGAAAATCAAGACATTACCTGCAATGATTAGCTGTATCAAAGCCTCCCATGCAGTAGTACGCACCTGATGTGTCTCCATGTAAGACACAATGCGTCTCTCTAATTTACTGAGTTGTTCCTCATATTGCTGAATGGTGTTAATGTCATCACCCAAAGCATTGAGCACCTCGTCACCTAAAGACAATCTGAAGAATGGTGCATTAGGCGGAAATAGTGCCAGCATAAGTTTAGATACCATATTGTTTACACCACGAGCACCTATAGACTGGTAGGGTGTCTCGTAGTTGGTGTTGGAGTTATCAGTCTTCTTAGGGAAAGCCATAGGGATTGTGTACTTAGCACACTTCTCAGCTCTATCCGTGTAAGCATTACGCTCATTCTCCAACTTAGCATATCTATCCTTAGCTGTAGTTGTATTATGGTCAAACATTAGATGTTCAACCCTGTGTTACTAGAAGAACCTGTAGGCTTATCCTTTGCTACCATCAAAGAAGCCTTACCACGCTTGTTCTTCTGCTTCTTACTGTCACTTCCCATAGTAGCAGCATTTGGGTCAATGCTACTTGTGGAAGCAACTAAATCACGAGCACTTACCTGTTGTACTGGTGCAGAGGTTACAGCAGCCTGATGACCACCACCTCCAAAGACACTCTTGACAACATTGGTAACAGCTTTTACAATACCACCCATTAGTCTTTATCTCCCTCCTGCTGTGCCACAATGGCTTCCAAGCGTTCTATTGTCATGTTAATACCCATCATCATACCCAAGACAAGTGCATAATCTTCAGTTCCCTCTACCTTACCAGCTACCTGATAAAGCACATTAGGTAAGTTGTAGATATTACGCAGGTATTCACACACTGACTTAGATACATAAGGAATCTTCATTTCACTATTAAATCCCATAAAGCAATCACCTCATTTGCATACTTTTAACATATTAGGAATAATTTCATTGAAGCCAAACTTACGATAGCTATTCAATACCATCTGTGGCTTATCCTGTAAGAGACACCCACTGAGAATACCTTTGCATTTATTAGCCTTTGCTAATACCTCTAGTGCCTTGATGGCTTCACGAGCAAACCCATGATACTTAGGGTCAACAGCCAGCACCAAATCTTCAAAAAGAAAGGGTTCTTTTGACCACCAAAAATTAGACACTCCCCAAACAATGATACCTAACACATGATTGTCTTCTACTGAACGCAATACACGCACAGCACAATCATTAACCAATGCTGGTAGAAATTCACGCACACTCTCAATGTCACCAAAATGAGCCAAGGTTGAACCCTGCTTATGCATGATGTCATTTAGGAGTCGAGCACAAATCTCAATTTCATCTTTGGTCAACTTTGTATTCCAGTAGGTTTCCATAATTTCACTCTCTTTTCTTTAGCGTCCCAATCCTCATACAGCAGTATTCTAGCCATACGAGCATTTTCCAATGCAACATCTTCAGACAAACCAGCCTTTTCATAAGCAGCTACAACAGTAGCCCATGAACACTCTTTGTCCAATAAGCGACCAGCAGTTACCTTACCAATCTTAGGGCAACCTGAGTAACCATCAGTAGCGTCACCCATCAGAGTTTGTGTCAGGAAATTCCTGTAGGCTTCCTCAGGTGTCACATAGCAGAACTCGTCACGCACAAAGTCATAATGGTAGCCATAGATACACTTCATATCCTTATCGCCACTAATGACAATACACTTATCCTTATAGCACTCCATAGTAGCCAAGATACCCATAATGTCATCAGCTTCAAGAGAATCAACCTCAGTAGTATTGGCTTCCTCTTTCACCCAAGACACAAGAGCATTGTAGGCAACAGGCTTACGCTTGCCAGCACGATTAGCTTTGTAAGCAGGATTGAAGGTCTTGCGAAAATTATTATGAGAACTGAAACAAATCATCACCTCATATGTCACATTGGTCTTTAGGTGCTCTGAGTAATGCTTCAATGCCTTTTCAACTGCGTCATTCACAATTTCACTAAAGCGAGCCTTAGCTTCCTCAAGGTCCACATGGAGTGTCCATATCTGACCCCAGTTCACTTCACGCTCACAGGAGGCACACGCTCTGAAAGCAAACATATCACCATCAAGCAGTAGGGTTACTGTCATTAGTATCTTCCTCCTCTGTCACCCAATTAACACTGTAGTTACCAATAGTAGCAATAAGCTTGCCACACTCCGCACAAATACACTCATAGTCAGCATTGGCATATTGTGCAGACTTCTGAATGTTAAATGTAGTTGAGTCACAGTTACTACAAACCAATCGTAAATTACCCATTTCATTGACATCTCCTTTTACTTCTAATCATTAACAAGTATTGAGCCTTAGCCATCACTCTGTCATCTTGTGGCAGATTGAAACCTGTACTCCCATCAAAATCTTTAAATTCATCAGCATAGATAACCTGTGAGGCTACCTCAGGATATTCTTCCTGCAACCTGACTAACTCCTTAGCCCTTGTAGCCCACTCGTTATCTGAAATAATATTGTCATTCAAGACATAATAAATTGCAGAGTGTACGACCATCTGCAACCTAAGCTGCTGTATGCGTTCTGCTATTGTCTGCTTAACTGCGGACATACAGACCACACCGACAAGCCTTATGTACCCTCATGTTACGACAAGGACATACTGTGTCCTCATTGTGCTGAGGGAGACAAGGACAATAAGGCTTCCCATGAGCCTTGTTATTCTTCCCTAACTTCTCCAATATCTTGAGGACATGGAGAGGGTCAGGGTTCACTTTCATTCCGTACCTTTCAGCGTTCTTCTCTGTCTCGAATGTATCGTTATAATCAACCACTGAAGCTGCACCCCTTTTCCTTACAGGTAGCGCAAGGTGTCCCGCACTTCAGGAACACCTCAGGACAATTAGCTCTCAACGCATGGAGAATAAGTTCTGCAAGTTCCCGATGTTCCTTAGACGCTCTTTTACACAAGCGTTTAGGCAGATACTCAAACCAAGCCCTAAAGTTACCTGTGATAACCATCTTGTACTTCACAGCCTTAGGTAGCATATATTGAAGTACCTCCTGTGGAGCACTTTTCACCTGAGATGTCTTGTGATAACGCACCATTGCAAGCTCATTCAAATTATCAACATATTCATTCCCACACTCATAGAAACCAGTCAGCTCACTACCTCTACTGGACTGTACAGTAAAAGACAAATGTCTGTGTCTTGTCAACTGGAGCAGAACAGCAAGACTACAGGTAACTTCAAATGTCGCATAGCAATGCTCCAAGACACTCAGATGTCCTGCTTCCACGATATGCTCAATGACCTTATCATTGGCCTCTTTCTGATAGCACTGACCAGCAGCAAACTTGAGGATTTCCATAGGATTCTTAGTTACCTGAATTAACTTAACGCTTGGCAATATCGCCACCTACTTTCCAATGGTTCTTCTTGAGGTCAATGGTATGACCACATTTGCAAGTGATAGCCAAAATTGCCATAGAGTAACCTCTCAGTAACACCTTGCCACACTTAGGGCACTTAATCTGTTCTTTAATCAAAATAACTCATTCCTTTCATCAGTGACAATCACACCAGTTTTTACCAATTTTACCCTCGGTATCTAATTGCATACGAAAAGAAAAGAAGCTCTGTGCTCGCCTCATTGCAAGCTGGGCTTCCTCTACTACAATATCTGCAATTTCTTTTGTTCGACAGGCTACCTGAATTTCATCATGTACCCATGCCATATAAGCAAAGTCTCCATCCCAACCATGTTTCAGCCCTCTGTCTATGAGACCCTTTTCAGTCTCAACAATCCACTTTTTGCAAATCAAAGCACCTGCGGATTGTAACAGTAAATTCAATGCTGAATGTGGAGACCTTACAGACAGGTGTCTACCATCGAGACCCTTGAGGTAATGTCTTTTCCATCTGACGACCTTTCCTCTCTCAGTCTCAACAATAGCGTTCTGTACTGCGTCCCTCAGATTCTTAATTGCTGGGGTAGCCTTGAGGAACTTTCGTTTAATCTGCTTACCCTCAGCAGCGTCACCACCTATAATCTTTCCTATCTTTGCGTCACCTGCACCATACAAGAAAGCATAGATGAATGTCTTAGCCTGATTACGCTCAGGCAATCCAGCAGCCTGTTGATTCATGGTATGTATGTCACCATTCAGAATTGTATGAGCATATTTACCACCATCATAAGGAGACATAAAGTGAGCCAAGCACCTCAGTTCAAGACCACAAGCGTCAATGCCAGCCTGATACCAATCACCAGCGTTCCACAGGGTTCGACACTCAGCACCATAAGGGCTACCAACATGAGGCACTTGAGCCACATTAGGACTGCTATGAGTAGCTCTACCACTCACAGCACCATTAGCAACCACTCTGCCATGTATGCAACCGTCCTCAGGGTCATAAGCGTCAATCCATGCATTGCTGCCTGTTGCAATCTGACCTAGCCTTTTCTTCAACATCAAAGACTCCTGAATCAAACCTGCAATTTCCTTGAGGTCATCAGGACACTCAGGGTCAGCCTTAATGTAACTCAGGGTTTCATCGTCCATCTTTAGTCGATAATCTTCCAAGTTAGGATTCTCAGCCATATCAGGTATGTCATACAAATCCTCATTGGCTGGATTGTACCCATACATCTTACGGAAGACATACTCAATCTGAGACCTGCTGTTTGGGTTAAAGGTCTTGTATCTCTGAATAGGAACACCAGCCTTATAGCCCAACCTTTTGTTGTCTCGCTTTGGCACAAAGATTTTATCAGGTATCTCAGGTATCTTAGCGAGGAGTTTAGCAGATATGATAGACTGCTTTTCCTCAAGCTCCTGAGCCAACTTCTCAGCACCCTTTATGTCAAACTTAAAGCCGTTCATTTCCTGCTTCGCCATCAGCCAAGCTACTTCATGCTCAAGCACGATTGCTGTATGTGAATAAGATTTAGCTGTCAGCTTCTCATAGAGTGCTTTAGTAACCCAAACATCTTGTTCGTTGTAGTCAAGCATTTCAGGATTGTACACAGCCCATGCGTCCTCTTGTTCACCATAGTGACCTTTGAGTACACCTAAGCGATAACCCCAAGCCATCAGCTTATGAGACTTATAGAATGGTTTAGGCAACTTACCTGACTTCATGAGACCTAAATCAATGGTCTCAATGTTAGAGTAAATCAGCCTAGCCATGACCAAAGTATCCACTACTCTCGACTGCTGGCTGAAAGTCACCTTAAAGTCATTAGGGTAGAGTTTAGCAAGTGCTGGTATATCATACTCAATGATGTTATGTCCACAAATATAGCCACCCTTATCAATTTCCTGTTGAAGTTTCTTGACTCCCTCAAGAACATTGGTTGGGTCATAACGATACATCTTTTCTGTCTCTGTGTCATAGATACACATACAGTGCAACACATTAACATCTTTCAGGAGACCATTAGTCTCAATATCAAACATCAGCACTTTCCATCACTCCTTACCGAATCTCAATTCAAATAATCACGCAGCTCTGCAATCTTGGTATTATTACGCTCCATGCGACACTTTAGGACTACCATATCAGACTTGATACCTCTGTTCACCTTATCCAAAGCACGCAGCTCCTTGTATGTCATATTCCACGCAATAACCTTGCAGGTATTATCAATGGCCTCAGCAGCCTTAATAGCCTTAGCACCTACAGCCTTAGCACCAGTAGCCAGCTTTTCATAAATAGAAACATTAATCATTCTAATTATTTCTCCTCTCAATTAAGTGATAGAATCTCTTAGCAGCTTCCTTTTGGCGAGCCTTAGAGAAATTCTTAATACGCTTCAAGTACCCAATGATACGAGTACCATAATCAACATTGGTAGACCCACAGACCTTACAAGTCTGAGTTGTCTCAGGGTCAATGTGGTCACAATCATTGCAGATAGTACACAAGACATTAATAGTCCAGTAAGGTACACCAGCAATCCTGCAAGCCTCAAAGAGCTGCTGAATGCTTCCCTTAGATGGGAGCTGCTCTAAATTCAAATGGAGTGCAGAACCTCCGTCAAGGGAATCTGTAATCTTATGACCATACAAGCTAATCTTGTCAAGTACACTCATAGGAGTCTCAACAGCATAGAAGTAGGAATTGTAGCAATCCCGCAGTACCTCAAGGCCATCTTCCCTATCCCACTTGGCATTCTTAACACCAAGGTTTTCAGCAGGAACAAGCTCAGTATTGAAGCGAACTCCATACTTCTCTAAGGCTTCCTTGTTAGCAACCTTGAATGTCTCAAGAATCCGCGCCAGCCATTCTGTCCACTCAGGGTTATTGCTAATTGTGAACCCAAGGTATTCTCCTGCTTCAACAAGACCATTGACACCAATTGTCAAGAACTGCTTGTCAATATCCATAAATCCTGCGGTATATGCTGGAAGCAAACCAGCGTCAATATAGTCCTTATAGACTGCCTTATGTGCAATGAGATACTTATGAACATTATGTACACGAGCCTTGATAGACTCCATAACATCATTGCCTTTTACAAAAGCCTCCTGCACCAGCCTATTCATATTAATAGTGATAACCTGAGCTGAACCTGTAACGACACCACCAGCACCTAAAGTGTAACTGAAGGTATTGTCTGCCAGCTCATTTCTCAAGCGACAACAGGAAGCCAATGAGTCCACAGAATCAGACATATAAATGAAGAAACTGTGTCCTTTAGCCATCTGCTCTGCACAGTAATCTTTAAAGTCTTCATCTACAAAACCACCCTGACTGCCATTAAGTCCCTCTACATATGTCAAGAGACTTGCGGTCAACACTGGGAATGTCAAGAGTTCCTTAGTTCTCTCCTGCCTAAACCATTCCATGAAGAATTTCTGAAGCTCCATAACAGAACCCAAATCAGGCTTAGTGCCATCAGGATAATAGAACTCACCAAACATTTCTTCTAAGTATGGCTTATCGAACACAGAGATATTCCAAAAGACAGACTGGTCTCCCCTAGCAGAACTTGGCTGATTCAATCCATACACGACACCCTGAAGTTCCTGCTGGACTTCCTTTGTGTGTGTCTTCAGATAATCAGCCCCATACTGCTTGCGTGCAAAGTAATCAAAATAATGTAGAAATTCTACAGTAGCTACAGCACCAGCAAAGTTAGCAGCCACCTGATAAATGAGGTTTACAAAAGACCCACAGAAACTCTGAAGATTTGTGGGTGCTTTAGAGCAACCTCCAAGTGCCTTAGTACCCTCAAGTAAGAATGGGTACAGAGTAATAGAGGCACAATAAGGTCTCAAAGAAGTTTCGTCATGCACATATATTTTATGCTGCTCTATGTCCTCAAGATATGCCTTAGCCAGTCTAGGACTAAAATTAGTCACCAGCTTCTTATACACCTTGGCTCTATTGAGCTGAATAGCGTAAGGCTTAAAAAGTTCCGCCTCCATTGTAGCTACAGTCTTTGTAGTTACATTAGCGTTGGAGTCTACCTCCGAGCCTGAAGAAGCATTGGTAGCCTTGGCATAAGCATTGACAAAACTCTCTCTATCTTCAACCTGAGCTTTATTCAATCCAATCATATTTTAAACTTGTAAGTTTCATCTACAAATACAGTGTAGTTGAGTCTCACATTTTCCTTTCGTAAGAACTTTTGGTTAGTTTCAGCGGACATAAGCCCACCTTTGGTCTCCTGATAGCTGCCTGTTTTCAACCATGTCAGTCGAGTAGTAATGGCTATCAACATATCATGCTCATAGTCATCACTACCACTATACAAACACACAGGAGCTATTTGAGACAACTTATCTATTAACCTCACTAAATGAGGATAAGGAATATCATTTGTTGTCCCACCCATCAAGACAATAGCATTTGCACCCTTAGCAATTGCGTCATACGCAAGAACTTCAAGTTCCTCAATGCTCATAGGGTTATCCACTGTATTCCACAGGTGGGGTGAATGACAACCTTTACACTTCTTTTTACAGTTACCCATCTCAATATAAAATGCAAGATGGTCAGGAATTTCATTCATAGTAACACCTGTACTGTATACAGGAATTAAAATTGACATTTGTCATCTTCTCCCTCCGTCTTAATTTCTAATGGGTCAACATCTTCTAAGACATTTTTTGTCTTATTGAACTTCAGATACCCAGCGAGACCTGTGTTGCCTGTGAACCTACACTTCAGCACTCGTATTTTGAGGACATTCCTCGAATCTTCTTCATCAGCTTGCTGGTTACGCTCTAAAGCCAACACAGTATCAGGTAGCTGCTTGAGCGACCCTGAGCCTCTTAGGTCATCTAAAGAAATTGTGCCACCCTGTTCAAAAGGAGTGGACTTTGTATCACCTTTTCGCAAGTGAGATACCACAACAATACCTGCACCTGTTTCTTCCACTAACGACCTCAGTTGTGTCATCAGCATATCAATAGCTTTACGCTCATTCATAGAACTTTCGTCAAGCCCTGATACAGCTATGGACACATGGTCAAAGATAATGAAGTCACAGTTTTCACTTGTGATAAGGAATCGTATTTTCTCCAATAAATTACTGGATTCAATACTGCCAAAATGGTCATAGAGACAAAAACCTCCATCACCAAATAAATCATCATAAGCAGGTTTTAGCAGCTCTTTGTCAACGCTATTCCACTTTAAATGAAGTGGAGTCTGACAAGCGATAGACAAAAGGTCTCTCAAGGTCTTGTTCTTGTTTTCTTCCAACATAACCATACCAACCTTGAGACCATCATCAACTTTGAGCTTGAAAGCTATCTCTCTAGCCATTGTTGATTTACCTATACCTGTACCTGCTGTCAGCAAGAGCATTTCACCCTTGCGGATTCCTTGGGTCATCTTGGTTAGCCCATCAGCCCAAGGGAAACTATAGGAAACAATGTTTGCTTCCTTTGCAAAGAACTCGTCCTTTAGGTCTTTAGCATTTAAAATGCCATCAGGTCTGTATTCAGTACAGTCCCATATCGCTCTCACCACAGCGTCAGCCTTACCAGCTAAGAGACACTCATTAGGGTCTTTTAGTGGTAGCTTCGCAATCTTCAACTTGTGAGGTGGAAGTATACCTGATACTGACCTAACAGCCTTTTGTCCTGCTTCGTCCATATCGAACATGACAATAACTTCCTCAAAGTTCTGTAGCCATTCAGCCTGAGCCTTGAAGATTTTCTTGGCACTCCCAGCACCAAAGGGCACTGAGACTACTGGATATTTATTATCCTGAATCTGAGATACAGTGAGACAATCAATCTCTCCCTCAGTGATAACCAGCTTGCGTCCTTTAGAAAACAAATGTTGCCCAAAGAACACATTCTCCTGTTCACCACGCACAGAGAACTTTTTGTCTCTGCCTCTGATTTTCTGAAAAATAGTCTTGCCATTTTCATTCTTATAATCTGCAACTTGAATAGTATTTCCATAATCATCTTTGGAAATATAATACCCATATTTCTGACAAGTAGCAGAGGTTATGCCTCTAGCTTTCAATGCTCTCACTTCCATGTCGGAAACTGGGATAACATCTTTATTAGAGGACATAGACCTCTCACCCCTTTCAGCTTGTGGTTCATCTAACCATGTGTGTTTCTCACAGACAAAACAATACTTGTGGTCTGTATAAATAGTAGCTCCATCAGAGCTGCCACAGAACTCACATGGTACATGAGCCTTAACAATTTCTGACATTTAATCACCCACAATAGGTAACTTTAATTCACCAGCGAGTACCTCAAGTGCACTCTGCTGTACAGGATTCAGCTTTCCCTCACACTGTCCCATAACCAATACACATACATGGTCTTCATAACCATCAATGGTAGGGTCACAGAGCTGTGTGTGATGAATCCCCTCCTCCATGCTCCCATCAGCATGAAGCAGATAGTTGTAGCCCACGCTAAACCAACCTTTCTTCATCTGAATCTGAGCAAATTCTTTTAAAGGCATATCAGCCTTTAGATAGGATAGCTTGATACCCTTGGTATCTTCACGCTCCTTAAATTTAATAAAAGGTAACTGTGCTGTCATTTCTTACTCTCCTTTTTCAAGAGTCCTACAGTACAGTTTCGTTTCTTTTTCTCCTTGAACCAGCTTGGTGGTATCGTCTTGCTGGCATATTGGAAACCATATTTTACACACCAGTCTGCATAAGTAGTCTTTGAACCCTTGTAAAGTTTATTACGAGGATTGCTAAAGACAAAACGAATATCTAAGTTAGGATATTGGTTTTTGATAAGGATATGCTTCTTGCGGTCATCAGCTTCAAAGAGACCTTTAGCCTCAATGATAATGCCATTCTGCAAGATAAAATCAGGGGTGTACTTATGGACACTGGCAGGTATCTCATAGTTGACATAATGTGATTCATAGACCTCTTTACCCTCATAGCTTTTTATCTGTTCAGCAATAGTGTCTTCGAGACCTGACCTATGTCCATGTGATGGTTTGTATGACCATCGTCCACCCTTTAGAAATGAAGCCTTACTCAAGCCTAGAACTCGTCAGCTCCATCGTCTTCATCAGTATCAGCAAATGGGTAATCATCATCAACAGTAGACTCAGAGTCACCCATAGTGTACCCATCTTCCTTACCGAAACCCAAGGACTCAGCGGAAACATCGCCCTCCTCAACCAAATCAAGAATCTGCACACCAACCAGTCGCAAAGATACACCATAGTTCTTGTCATTCATGTAGAATGGAGACAACTCATAGGCAATCTTACCCTTAGTGCCATTACCTACACCAGTCAAAGAATCAGTGATGTTATTACCCTGTGCGTCAAAGATAGGAACTTTACGCTCCCAATCTCCCTTTTTGGTCTCAATGATGTGAGTCATCTTGAACTTAAAGAAGTCCTCACCCTGATACTCCTTACAACCGTTGGAGTATTCATACTTGTACTTATGCTTCTTGCCCTCCTCGGACTCAACAAACTTCTGCCACTCTGCGTCAATCTGAGCCAGCAGCTTCTTTTTGTCCTTTTCTGCCAACTTTACGCTGACAGAGAATTTATTTGTAGACTTCCCCTGAAATACCTCAGGAGACTGTAAGTGTGCGAAAAAGAACTCTCCAATACCTGTAGTACCCTTTGTCAATTTTGTAGCCATTAGTAAAATCTCTCCTTTGCAAATTTGAAAAATAATTATCATCTAGGAGACAAATCAAAAATGTATTATCTCCTTCTTGTGGCTCAATTAGAAATGCTTGGAAATTTGTGCTATCTGTTCGCTCCAAACTGTTCTGAGAAGTGTAGCTTCCCAAAGGTGTCTAAAGGTAGCCTGAACAACAAACTCCCATGCTTTCTTCTCATACCTCTGTGCACTACTCTTGTGCAAAGCAATCCTACAAGAGCCTTTATCAAATCTGTGAGCATACTTCAGATACTTCCGAGCTTCTGCTTTGCTCTTACACATCTTAAAGAGTCTCACAGTGTAAGGCTTGTTGGGATTGTCTTTGCGATAGTAGACACCGACTGCATTTAACTTACTCATGTGGGTTCACCACATCACCTTTAGCTGTTGCTTCAAGCCACTTAGCATACACACGAATCTTAGCTGCTTCCTTAATGGTGCTCTCATTATCTTTTTTACCGAATCGACTGGCATACTTAATAATGTTGCCTCTCAGGAAACCCATAAATGCCTCTCGTGTCATCTGAGCCTGCATGAGTTCAATGGGTTCTACATCACCCTGATAGTGGTCATCATATGCTGGCATACTCAAGCCTCCCCTGTGCTACCAAGGCCACCAGTGCCACGCTTAGTCTCACTGAGTTCTTCTACTTCAGTAAACTTCACTGGAATATTCTTCTCAATAAGGCACTGAGCTACCCTAGTTCCCTTTGAAATCTTAACGACACCACGAGACGGATTCTCCACAATTAGCTTCAGCTCGCCACGATAATCAGAGTCAATGATAGCAACCTGATTTGCCAAGCGAATCTTGGTATTCAATCCAATAGAAGAACGCAAGACTACTTTCATGTGGTAGCCCTCAGGAATCTCAAAAGCCAGCCCTGTGTGAATGACATCGGCCTTATCAGACGCATTGAGTGTTCTCAGATATGTGTCTTCAATGGTAGTGATGTCAAAGCAAGCAGCTCCCTCAGTCTTCTGTTCAGGGATAACAGCCAGTGGATTCAGCTTCTTTACTTTTACTTCAAGTGGTTTAGTTGTTGTCTTTGCTGCCATAAGCAACCTCCTTGTAATTTGAAAATAATTATCATCTAGGAGACAAATCAAAAATGTATTATCTCCTTCTTGTGGCTCAATTAGAATTAGACAGAAAAAGACACCCTAGGAATACCTAGAGTGCCTCATGTGTTCTCTATTTATTAAAGCAGGTGTGCCTTTTTGAGCTGCTCTCTAATGAACTCCTTACCTTTCAGAGTCCACTTCAAGAATGGAGTGTTAGCATAAGGAGAAACTATAATGGCATATCCTAACTCCTTATATTTCTCTGCAAGCTGCCAATGAGACTTAATCTTATACTGAATACCTAAATCATTAAGTGCAAGATTCAGAGTCCTAGCGTCAGGAAAACCACACTCCCTAGCAATCTCACTAACAGTATAGAGTCTATGCTGCTCTACCTTAGCTTCCTTAATGGCAACCTTAGTAGCTTCACTAATAACAGGCTGCACCTGCTGGGTCTTAATCTGTGCTTCAAGTTCTGCCACACGAACCTCAAGTTCCTTACGCTTATCGCTATCAGCTTTCCACTTAGAAGCAATCAGGAAAAGCACATCAGCATTGAGAGTATCATCAAGTGTCTGTGGTGCTGAGAGTTCCTTGAGCTTCTTTTCCATTGCATTGAAAGCCTTGATATACTTCAGTTTCCATTCTATTGCCTTAGCACCAGTAAATCCCATGACCACCATAGAGAAACCATCACGATTCATAAGGTACTCAGGGTACTCCTGTCCATTCTGAGGGTGAATATAAGTGGTCTTGTAGAACATTTCTTTGGTATCGCCAATTTTGGCGACACCCCTAATTTCTTCAATAGTCCTAATTACCTTGTTATGCTCCTTGCCAAAATCCTCAGCCACCTTACGACTAGACACAACCAATTCACCATTGTTGTTGATAACCTGAACCTCATTTGCATTGTTAATAGTGTTAGACATAATAAATCTCTCCTTTGCTTATTCACTTAATGTTTACTCTAGTCACCTATAGAAGACTATAGGTTTAATGTTTATTAATGTTAGAGGTAAGTAGTTTAGAGTATATCTTTAGTAACTGTGTAGTTACCCTAAGTAACCCTAAGCTACTTTAAGTACCTCTTATCTTCTTCTTGTGACTCAAATATTTGTTTGTCTTATGCAAAACAAAAATCTGACTGTGTTACTAAGTCTAAATCAAGTTTTCCAAAAGCTGGAATCTCAGGAACTTTAGACAACTTATCATCACTAATGAGATACTTCACTGACTCCAAAAATGTTTCTAAGTGGTTTTGGTCTTTATAAAGATTGACAAATTCTTGTCTGATTACTTTATATAAAAGGCCAGCATGAGCACAATCCGTACCAAAACTATCATGAATCATCATGAAGTTATTGTCTCCTAGCTGCTTCATAGCATTTACAACCCTCTGAAGATGACAAGCGTCCATACTATGAATGAAATTTGGAGCTATCCCATTTCTCTGTGCTCTGTTGTCTACATCATCAGTTTCTTGCTGATTGTAAAAGCGTAACTGAGATTTATTAAACCTGAGTCTTACACATTCCTGTGTCATCTTCATATAATTCTGTTGCACTGGGAAACCATTAGGTGTATTCCAAGTTACCACATGGTTATCATGGCAAATGAGGTCAGCAACTTTCTGTAGCCACTCCATACCCTCAACAGCCTTGATTACTGTGGTCTTGACACTATCCCATATTAGGCTAGCCATGTATATGGCTGCTTGATTAGGTGATAAGAATGGGTTGTCTTCAGGGTGGTCAAGTACATAAGGGTGGATAATGTCTGCTAAGAGGTTCTCTTTGAACCCATACTGTTTGCTCCCATAGGCTAAAGTCATTACGGAACGCTTGCACACTTTACGAGTAATTCCATCTTGACCAAACTTGATACGATTGAAATTAACCCAGTTCTGAGCCAATGTCTTGTCTCCATATTTGACCTGAGGTTTGCCCTCTTTGTCTAACATGACCTCACCATCTTTGTTCGTCTTAAAGCTATCTTCAGAACCCTCTAAAGCGTCCTTAACCAGTAACTTATTTACCTTGTTTGCCACTATGCTATATATGTCTTGCACAGTGTCACTAGGCATGAGGTTTACAGCCTGACCACCTACCTCGTCTCTAAGTAGAGCTGAAAAGTGCTGCAAACCTGAACAAGTCCCATCAAAGGCCAGTGGTAAAGTAGAGACAAAGCCCTTTGCATTACCATATTTCTCAACATATGTCAAGAGCTTCTTGTATTCAAAACAAAATGCAAGGAACTCCATAGGGTAATCACCCTGAGACACTTCATACCACCACTGGTAGCCTAAAGGGTCTTCAGCACTATTGACAATATTTGTCTCATTTGCTTCCACCCAAGCAATACGCTCCTTGAAACTAATCTTGTCATTGCCTGACAAATTCGCTCCGTGAATCTTGAGCCACTTTGTATCCTCATTACTTGCCAGCGGTGTTCCCTTGGCAAACAATAGTAATGACTTTTGAATATCATCACCCTGAGGACTCAAGGCCGTTGGGATAGGATAGCAGCGACCTCTGTAATCTACATTCCAAGGAAAGTAAATAGAGTCATACTCTGCAAATCTTTCAGCGGTTTTAAGTGCCACTAGACACCTGAGAGCTTTTGACTTCCTAGCCTCCTCCTGCTTGTAGATACCTACAGCTTTTTTCTTGTGTTCCTTGATTTCCTCCTCTGTTGCGTCTTCAGGAAGCCTTGGCAACTTCTCAAAAGGCTCAGTCCTTGGCACTCCACCCAAGACACCACCACTTGCATAAATTTCCTTGAGGGTGTTCAACACATCTTTATTTATAATAAAAGGTGTATCCTGCATAGCATTTAAGGTGGCATAGATGTTCCCTAAGTCGACCATAGCCAGCTTGTTAGTATAGGTTTTTAATGCTTTAGTGTCATATCCTACTTTGAGTCGAATTAACTGAGTATGCAACATTCCATGACCATAATATCCACCCTCATAAGGACTAGACCATGGTTGTGGAGGTATGATTGTAGGTAAATGTTGTATTGCATTATCAATCATTTTGGCCTCATTTTTCGTCCATGCCCTCATTAACCATTCGGACATTTCTACATATTTGATAGCTTTGCCATTAATCACTCTTTCAGTCAACACATAGTATTCGCTGCCATCTAAAAGGGCTTCAAAAATCTTTGCTCCTAGTATGGTCATATCCTGAGTTGACCAATTAAGCCCAGTGTAGCCCTCTTTGTGCATACGATTGACCGCATAGGCTACCTTGTAGGAGCTTCTAGCTCTTTGTTCTATGGCTTTATTCATGCTAGATTTCAGCCACTTAATGTCTGCATTTTGTGTTTCCTCATGTTTATAGAACCCCTCTATGTTTGCTTCCTGCTTGATAGCATTTCCTATGGTCAAAGCTATGTTTGACATAGTTTGGTTCTTGATATTCTGAGGCATTAGGAGACAATCAATTGTCTTGGAGTGACCTATAAGCACTAAGAGTTTTGTTAATTCGTCCTCCTGATTGACATAAATTTTTAGTAAATCCTCCATGACAAAAACCCATTTACTTTTGACACCTCTAGTATTGTTTTCTTTTACCTGCTTGATAATAGCTGCTATATTCTCATAGCAAGTATCCCAAACATACTGAATGAACTTAGAGGATAAATGACCTTGACCTCCCTCACCCTCCTCATTTACTTTAGCAAGAACATTCCGTAAGTGTTCCCCTGCTTCCTGCTTTGCTATAGCTTCTAATTCCAATTCTTTTAGAAAATCCTCACCATACAACGCATGATACTTTGTAAATTTATCCATAATAAAATCCTCCAAATGTGGCTCAATAATATTTATCTTCTTGTGGCTCAATTAGAAAACTCATAACTTGACTTGACTATTCCATATATGTTATGATAGATATGGAATAATATAGCTAGATTTTTTATAACTGACAAAGTGCCTGCTGTTACTATGAGACACCTTGTCAGTTATTTAGTTTTCTTCTAGCTTCCTAGAGTCTCCTATTGTTACCTTTAAAATCTCATGGCCTCGTCAAGGTAAAATCTTGACTTCCTGAACAAGACATAATTTCTACCACTTGCGGTTGTATGCACCATCAATCTATGGTAGCTTGGCTGTATATCTTTGTCATACACATAGCTGCAATAAAGCAGCTCGTCCATTCCGAATTGGATATGGTGTATCTGCAAGGAGGCAAAAGCTCCTAGACTCCAACCCCCGCATACTTCATACTTCTCACAAATTTCTTTTTTACTTGCCATGATAAAATCCTCCTCTTATTTCCTCTTTGCCATGCTCATTGCAGCAGCAGTATTATATTGACGGATAACTTCTTTCAGTGGGTACATCATATAGAACACTGTACCTATGCACCCACTAACGGTATAACCATAGCAGTCAACCCCACTACACCAACGAATACTATAGATGTACTTGTGGTTCTGCTTGTTAAATCTTTCCAAACTAATCATTTTTGTTACCTCCTAGATAATATTGGCTTTTCTACAAGCTGCTATCATTAAGCTAGTGATGTGCTTGTCTGTACATTGGTACTTGTCGTACCATTCGCACAATTCACTAGGACTCAAAATTGCATATTTTACATCATTGACAAACCTAGTATTAAAGTCTTTATAAGTTCCTCTAACTCTTAGTTCTTCACGATATGCAATTACATCTGTCTTGCTTTTCAGGTTCTCAATCCTCTCGACTACATTTGGCAATTCCTTTTCTAATTTCAACATTTTTGTTACCTCCTAGACACTTCTATTTACTTTGGTGACTTCCTAGCCTCCATCGTTGCCTTTAGCCTCCTAAGGTGACTAAAGACAACTAGCAGCCTATCAAGCCTCTTTTATTGCCTCCATGTAGTCTTGGAGGAGATTATAGGCAGCCGTCCAACGCTCTGTTACGCTGAACTTGTACCCAAATTCCTTGAAATACTTATTGCTTGCAGTAGTTGCCACACTATAAAAAGCTACTATGGCCTTTTCTTCATCAAAAACACCCTTGACAACTTTTTTCCTCAAACATTTAATTGTTGGCTGTAGATGACAGAAATAAATGTTGTTATCATTCTCTGTATATACCTCTAGTTCTCTGCTTTCAGATGTATTCTTTACATACATATTCTTAGTTATCTTCATGGTATTATTCCTCCTCATTATCCTCTTCGTCTTCGGTATCGTCCTCATCGTCCTCGGTATCGTCCCAAAGGTTCATGAGGTCTCCTAATGTAAACCAAATGAAATCATTTACCTCGGTATCACTAGGTATACTCTCAACAAACATTTCCTCTATGAGACACATGGCCTCACACTCTCTTTCCTGCTGGATTATTTCTTGACAAACATCTTTAGCTCCTCCCCAAGCATTGTCAGCTATGGTCTCAAAATCATTAATTTCAGTCTTTACAAACATCTTTATGCCCTCCTTACATTGTTCCATTCTTCCAGCGTGCACTCCTGAACCTCCTCAGGAGTCCAAAAGCAGCCTTGACCCCTGCCACAAGTGCTGATACCCATTGCATAACCCTTGATAAGGTTACGCTTGTCTAAGACCACATAGAGCCTTAGCTGCTTTGTGTAACCCTGAGTTGACTCAGGAAAACACTCTTTGTACACTGTCTGAAATTCTTCTATTCTCATTTTGTAGCCCTCCTTGCTTCCTCTGCTGCCTCTCTTATTGCTTCTGCCTTAAATTCTTCTAGCTGGCCGCTAGTTACAAAAAAGGGCTTGCTAGCGTTGGCCTTGACCAACTCATAGGCCTCTTGTGCACTCATGCGACCTCTCATAACCTCATGTTTAATATCATATGTATTCATTTTTGTTACCTCCTAGTTACTTACTGATGATAGTTATTAATAAGATGATATTGACTATACAATTAATCACTGATAACATAACAGCTAGCTTTGACATTGTTATTACCTCGCTTTCATGTTATAATGTAAATAGTTAGGTGGTAGGTGTAGATACTCGACAAGTAAGTTACCCACCACCTCACTACTTATTTGCTCAGGGTGATTATGAGACTAATAATTGATACTATTGTACTTATTAAGGTACAAAGGCAATTTATGTTGTCTCTAATCTCCCTTTTCTTTTGCAAACGCTTTTCTACCCTCGTTTGCATTGGGTGACCTCCTTTCCTAGATTTGGAGCTTATAGCCTCCATGAGTGCCCTTAGGTTATCCCTAGGAGCACCGAGCAAACTACAAGACTACTTACTTGTCTGTGGGTTTTCCCATTGTTCCAACACTGACTCTGCTATTTCAATTTTGGCTTTAGTTCCCCAACCTAGCCAACTTTCCAAGTCGTGCCCCTTTGGACACAATTCCGTACAAATTAGCTCTAGGTGCAGAACGGCATTTTTCTCTTGTTCCTTATCCACCTTGTCACCTCTTAGACCTGCCTGGCATTGCCAGCGATAAGCACGCTCTAAACCCAGTCTTAAAATTTCTCTTTCATTCTTTGTCATTTTCATCTACTCCTTTTGTGTGTATTTGTGTACACATTTTATTAGAAAAAAATTGGTATCATTGGGTGTCTTTGTGTTTCCTTGTGTATCCCTTTGACAGTTATTATAATAGCATAGATGTGTACACAAGTCAACACTTTTCTTGAAATTTTTAAAATTTATTTTTCTTTCATTATATAGCAAAAATATTATTGATGTGATATAATGTGTACATAAAGACACACAAGGAAGTATTTGGAGGTATAACATGAGTAATAAAACAGAACGGATTTCAATGCGAATCGAAAGTGATGTAAAAGCAGCTTTTTGGGAGGTATGCGATTTAAGACAACAAACACCCAGCAAAGTAATAAAACATTTAATGGAGCAATATGTACAAAAAGCACAAGATACCATCAAAGAATTAAATAAAGAATGATAATAAAAACCCTGCAATAACTCCTGGTATCCTAAAGATACCTAAAGAGTCATTGCAGGGTTCTGTTTTTGTTGTGGTGCTGCTGGTGTAATGGTGTAAGTTCTCCCAGTGTGTCAGAGGTGTGCCCATAGTGCCTGAAGTGCCTAACAGATAGCAAAGATAGACATATAAAACATATCACTTTAGTATGCTTTAAGTCACCCTTATCCACTCTTAGTCACTCCTACCTACTTCAGTCTCTTTGAGCTGCCTTGCGTGCTCCTGACGGTTTACTTGTTAGGAGCTTAAAATAAGCACTAAAAACCATTGACAGCCTTGTGTTACCTATGGTATGATAATTTCAACAAGAAAATATTGCTGGTGGCCTTGGGTAGGCTGAAGTGCCTGAAGTGTACAGTGTGTTCGCTTTAAGTGCCTGAAGTGTGCCCTGAGTCAGCCTGTGAGGTGGTCACGGGGGAAGCTCGTGCCGCCATCGCCGCAGATATGGGCTTAAATTTATTTTCAAATTTTGAAGTCTGATAGAAAGGAGACACAAGCAATGAAGAACTCTAGGAGACCTAAAGGTGAGGGGTCTATCACTAAGCTACCAAATGGTAAACTGAAGATGACCTTAACACTGGGTGTAGGTGTCGATGGTAAGCAAAAGAGGAAGTCTGTTACAGCAGCTAATAAAGCAGAGTTAATGAAACGAGTGACAGAGCTTAGGATAGCCATAGGACAACCTCGTGAGACCAAGATGTACTTCAAGGATTTGGTTGAGATGTACCTGAAGTGGAATGAAGACACCTTATCCTCCAACACCTTAAAGAACTACAAGTACATGGATAAGGTTATATTCTCTCAACTCTATCATTATCGCATAGACAAAATCACAGGTGAGATGATAGATATGGTCTTGGATAATATCAATAAAGACAAACATTTGAAAGACTCTACTGTTATGTCTTTTAAGACCAAGCTAACAGCCATCTTCAACTTTGCGATAACTAAGGGACTACTCACGGTATCTCCACTACGCAATACACGCAAGAGAAGTAGAGGTGTCAAAAAGGCTGATAGGATAGTCTTACCAACCAAAGGCAACCTAAAGGCACTCCTACAGCAAGCTAAGAAGCTAGATAGAGAGAATAGGTATCGTATTAAGTTCTACCCCTTGTTTCTCTTAGCTACTGCTACAGGCTTTAGAATAGGAGAGATTCTTGACATAGATAGAGAAAGAGACATAGATATAGAGCACTGTAGGATAACCATTAGGAGTCAATGTACCTTAGAGGGACATGACCAGCCTTTGAAGACCTCAAGCTCCTATAGGACAATATATGTGCAGGAGGAGATACTACGGACTGTCTTGAGTCTTGCGGAGACCTCTAGTAAGACCACAAAGCTATGGCATTACAAAGGGACTCCTTTAGCTCTCAGTTCAGTGAACAATAGGCTCTATCAGTATTTCAAAGGAAACCCTTTAGTACCTGAGGGTTTCACCTTTCATTCCTTTAGACACTATCATGCAACCCAGTTGTTACTCAAGGGTATCAATGTGAAAGAAGTATCTAAGAGATTAGGTCATGCTGATATACAGACCACATTACAATTATATGCACACTGGCTACCTGAAATGGACAAAGCAGCCTCAAGTGTCATTGATGGGTCTTATATTTGTTGAGTGCTTAATGGTGCTTATAGGGTGCTTTAACGAGGAAAATGACATAAATTGAAAAGACCCTGCAATGTCAGGAAACCTTGTGTTTTCTGCATTTGGAGGGTCTTTAGTTTTCTAAAGGATTGTTATCTCACTTCTTAGGTCAAATTTCATTCCTGTGGCTACATGGGGGTTCTAGGGCCTCTCTGGCCTCATATGCCAGCCTCGCTCATGGTACTTAATCGTTTCCTAATTTTTGCAACCGATCTGCAAATCATCTACCCCCACCAATTTCCCTATCCTCATATTTCCTCACAGCCCGCCTCTAACACCTACCTACAACAGCCTTATTCTTGGCACAAAAATAAGGGCATATCCGCCTTACAAGCCGAATACGCCCAATTTTTTCACAAATTCTGTAGATATTTAGTTTTTCTTATTGTTTATATTTTATTTTTCTCGATACATCCAATTTTTATAAATACAGCGATAATTCTCGATGATTCGCCAACAGTAGTTATCCTATGTATGGAAAATATATCTCAGCATATCAAGACTTATCGGAAGGCACTTCGCAATTTGAAAAAATACAATTTACTTGCTATCATCTGTAGCCATAGGGTATAATAATCACAGTGCTACCATAACGGTAGGCGGTTAGCCCTCTGAGCATTTTGCGTTTTTGGAGGGATTCTTACCCTCCAAGATAAGACCGTAGACTTAAGCGGTCATTCTATTGCGGAGGGGGTGATGCTTTGTCCTTGGATATTATTGGCATTTTTGTGACTCTCTTGGGAGTTACTATCGCCTGTATAGCTTTTGGCTACCAACTTGGCAAGGATATCAACAAAAGAAAATAACCGCCCCAGTTCCCAATCTTGAGCGGTCATTTTCTACTTAACTTTGAGGGCTAACCGTCTATCGGTAGCACTTTCTTTATATTTATTTTACTACAAACCTCAACAATATGCAATAAATTCTGATTTGTCGAGTTGCCCATCTCCCTAGGGATGTAAATATAATTCGAGATGTCAAAGGTTTTCGAAATACAGCCTGCGGTCATAACGACTTTTGCTCTGTCCGACTTAATGGCCCTATCTGATGATTTATTCTAACGCACAGATACCGCTTGTCGCTGAGCCAATTCACAGAGGCCGTAATGATAGAGATAGCCATCGGACCACTTTTGCTGCGCAAAAGCAGGAGTCTCCCGACGCAAAAGTGTCATGCCCCTCCGGCTGTTGTCGAATCATCAAGGCTTATCGATACTGTCAATCCCAATAATTCTGCTATCCTCGTAGAAAATAGGTCGTTCCAAATTGTGCCAAATCAGGAAGGTGCAATGAATACACAAAATAGAAGGCATGTCATATACCCTTCACAGGTATATCGATGTGCCTCGCTTCTTAACGAATTTAAGCCATGAAAAGATGAACATAGTGAAGCTTTTCATGCGATTAAATGAGTTTAGCAGCGTGAGGCACATCAATATAGCGCGAGCGTGCCTGTAAGGGTATATGCCATGCCTATAAAAAGTGTATCAATAAGTTGCCTCATGGGAGCTTTAGTACCGCTAGGCGAGAAAAGTAGCGAGAGCGTGCCTGAAATGGTACTATTATACAGCTATTAATAGAGATAA